CGCCCAGTCCGTCGCTGAGTTGGCGTCGTTGATTAATGTCTGGCCTGTGCTGAACGTCAGCGCCACTACTCGTCCTCGGTGATCTCAGCCTCGATAATGTGCCCGTCCCGATCCCGCTCGAACGTCACCTTGCGGTCGCCCAAGCGGGGCATTTCCAACTCGATAGTGGGCGTGACCGTGACCTCTGGCGCCTCCACCGTCACGTCCACGTGGACGGGGGGAGGATCTTGCTGGGGAACGTGCACGTGAACGTCCGGTGGAGGCGCCGGGGGCACATTGACAATCGTCGTGGGGGCCTCGGCCCTCACGTCGACATGGGGTATGGGTTGCTCTGGCAGCTCGAGCTTGATCTCGGGGGGATGGAAGTGGACGTCCCCGGACTTGCGTCCATTGCTGCTCACCAGCTGCAACAGGTGCTCACGCTGCGTCTGCCAGCGCTCGTCCACGGCTTGCAGGCGACTGTCTACCGCCCGCAGGCGCTCGCTGACCTCCTCACGCACCCTGTCCTCGGCAGCGGGCTCGTCGTCGCTCTCTGGCTCGTCCTCGCCCTCCTGGACCTCCATGACGATACCGAGCTCCCGCATGCGGTCGAGCTCCAGCGCCCGCTGGTCCAGCAGATCCTCCCAGTCCTTGCCCTGGGCTGCGCACTCGTCCCGCAGGGTGGTGAGGCCAGCCTCCAGCTTGACGGCCGTCGCCTGAGCCTCCTTGAGCGGGTCCACCCATTGCCAACCATTGGCGATCCAGGAGACCTGAGAGAGCATCTCGTCGCCTACGCCAGCGAGGCGCCTGTCGCCCATGAGGCGGGCGTCCTCCATGACGACACGCCATTGCCACTGCAGCACCCGATCGGCAAAGCAGCGCTGTAGCTGCGTGTAAACCTGGCGGGCCTCGAGGAGGTCGGTGCGAGCGCTCGAGTAGTTGGACTGGGAGAAGTCCTTGAGCACTATCTGCCAACTGACCCCGAGCGCTGCGCCGATTCGGCGAGCGAGCATCACCACGAAAGGCTCGAGCTCCGGCATGGGGAAGTTGGGGGTGAGCGTGTCGACCTTCTCGCCGGGAAACAATTTGAAAATCATTCCCGGCTCAATGTCTTGATCCAGGCGGTATCCGTAGCGCTCGGCCGTCTCGTCGAACAAATCCTCGACGCTGGCCTCGCTCGTCACGAACACCGCCAGGCAGGCCGCAATCTGCGTTCGCTTGAGCGCCGCCAGCATCAGCAGGTCGAGGTCCCGGATGTCCTGCATGACGGCATGGAGCGACGTCACGCCGTGGCTCTGGCCAGGGCGCAAGACGTTGACCCGTGCGTAGACGCACTCGTCCCGATCGAGCCGGTGGAAGTCCTGGGCCGAGAACGAGAGCGACGGCAGCGGCACGCCACGGATGGCCGTCAGGCGGCTGTACTCGGGGAGCTTGCGCACCCAATAGGCGACGGGAACGCCGGCGTCATCCTTCTCCACGCCGCGCCGGATAGACCAGCCCTTGGGGATCTCGGCGTCCAAGGGCGTATCAAGACGGTCCGCCTCGAACGCCTCGAACCAGACGGGCTCGGAGGGGCGGCGCTTGACTCGCCGTAGCAAGATCCCGCCGTCCTCGAGGCACTTGGCCATGTACATTCGCTGCGCCTCGCCGTGGCTCAGATCGTCAGCCAGGGCGAGCATTGGGGCCCGCTCCCTCCAGACGGCCTCGAGGCGAGCGTTGACGGCGGTGTCGCCTGTCTGCGCCTGGGGGCGCATGCCAGTGCCGATAGTGTTATTGATGAATGAGAGGATCAGGCCGGAGGCAATGGGGTCGTCCCGGTGGAGCTCCCTCGCCCGATCCCGCAGGACGGGCAGGTCGCCCAGCGTCTCCCCGTCGGCTGTGAGGCGGCTGTTGCCCCAGGGGGTCCCCCCCTTGGTCCTCCTGGCCGCTCGGTAGCCGCGTGCTCGCATGAGGGTGAGGGCGCCCTCTCGGTAGAACGGGTCCTCCTCCATGCGCTCGAAGTGCGCAGCTCGGGCTCTGTCACGAGCCCGGCGAGCTGCCCAGCGAGGGGCGATCACCGATAGCCACGAGCTACGGTCGCTCACGTCGTATGCCTCAGCCGGGTGCGGACAAACCGGGACCGTGACGCCTGGCGCTCGACTGCGCCCTGCGCCGCCACGAGGGCGTCTCTTAGGCCGTTCAAGTTCTGTCTACGTGAGAGAGCTGCGCCGCCACCGTCGCTCGCAGACGCCTCGAGGCCGCTGTGCTGGGCCTCCGCCCGGGCATACCACAGCCAGGCGTTCTCCCAGTCTTTGCTGGCGAGAGCGTCGTATACCTCTCCGCAGGCGGCCTGAAAATTCGCAGTGCTGATCGCGGTCGCCATGGCGAAGACAGCATACCATGGATCGACCGATCTGTGTGGGACGTACGTTATAGATCTATAACGTCAGTCCGACGAGACAACCATCTTGAAGCGGTGCTCGCAGCCGCGACACCGGAAGTAGGCGAGATCCGAGCGGACAGACATGGCGACGACAGCTTGTGTCCAGCCATCGTCCAGGTGCAGACGGCGACACTCCGGACACGGGATGCGCTGCCGCTGGTACACCTCCGGCAGGGGCATGTCGTGGGGCCAGTAGCGGCGGTCGTCGAGCGGCGGATCCTGGTGTTCCACCGGAGGATCCTGCGATCGCGGCGTCGCTCTGCGCTTGCGCGTCGGTGTCCTGCGCTTCCTGCCCGGCTTACCAGCCATACCCTACCTCCTCCATCACGTCTCCGGCCTCGTCCCTCAAGTACTCGTCCCATTCTGGGTCCCACAGGGGCTTCTGGGTGCTTGCATTCCGTGGGCCGCCCCAAGTACCACGGTGGCGACCACACCCCGCGAGCTGGACCCCGTCCGGCACGCCCGCCACCCACCGCAGCAGCTGCTCGAGGGCGTCCCCCTCTCGCCACAGGTCCTCGGCGCGCTGACGGTAGACGGTCTCGCTGCCCCACTCCTGCTCGAGCTCCAGTGCTCGCCGGTGCGTCAGCGCCCAATACCGCACCGCTCGCTGCCACGGCTCCAAGCCCTCCCACATGGGCCAGTAGTGACTCCGGGGGCCCTCGCTGAAGAACCCCTGCGCCAGGCAGCTCGTGACGTACTCCTGGGGGCGGCGGATCAGGTGAACATAGCGGCTCTCGGGGAACGCCGCTTTGATCGCCGGCGCCAGGTGCGTCAGGCTGCACGAGATCTCGACGTAAGTGGAGCGGCAGTAGTAGGCGTGCTCGACCAGCCCCACCCTCGCCGTGTAGATCAACCGCTTGGCACCCTCCGAGTCGAGCTCGTCCCCCTCCAGTGCCCGGCGACCTTCCATCAGCAGCACCGGGTGCGGCTCGTGGGCGGCCTTGAGCCCGGCGCAGTGGTCCAGCAGCCACGCCAGGTATAGCGTGCCGCTCCGAGGGCTGGTGAGCGACCAGATCGCACGCACCCCCTGGTAGCCGCTACCGTAGAGCTCCGACGGCCACTGCTGTACCATCGTCAGTCGTTGCGCCACACTACCTCCCTATCTTCCAACCCTCGCTCTTGCGACGTCCGTACCCCTGCTCACTCCCCGCCCTCCTCCGCACCGCAGCCCTGCCTGACAGTCGCTCGACGCCGAGCATGTCCGCTGCGACTCGGCACCCTACCGTACAGTCAAGCCAGTGGTTGTCCTTGTACAGTCGATTCCAGTAGACCTTGACCCCCTTGCCCGGAACGAACTCCTCTTCTCTCCGCTCGGCTGCTATGTGCCGGGCGAACAGCCGATGGTCGAGCGCAGACGCCCTGAATATCTGCAGCTCCCCCCCCTTGCCCTCGGGCGCCTCGAACCCCTCATGTATCTTGGCCTTCCAGGCGTCGCTGTGAATCATGACGAGCCGGACCCCCGGGGCAGTCGACATGAACCATCCACGCTTGGCCTTGTCCTGGGCGTCTGTCCACCCTCGCTGCCCCCTGGCGGTCCCCATTCCCTTGCTGGCCATGTACCGGGCCGTATGCCTCAGCAGTTTGTTCGACTCGGCGACGAACGTGTAGGCGACGTCAGGCTGCCATCCGCTGTCCACCAGCACTATCTCCGGGACCGCTGTCTCCCCGTCCTCGTGGACCCACCCCGGGACGAGCGTCTCGTCCCGATAGGATCGGAGAGACGTCAGGATTGCGGCAGGCTCCGCCTGGTGGCCCTGGGGCACGTCTATGCATCCGTAGTCGACGCAGTGTCCCACGGCGTCGTCACCCCAGGCCCAGGCGGTCCACCAGCAGCGATAGAGGCCGAGGTCTATGAACACCGTCAATCGGCTACGACCCGCGGGCACGACGCCACGCGGCACGTCGCTCACCTTGCGACGCAGGATCATGTCCACGTTCACGGCCGAGAGCTGGCGCAGCCCGGGGTCCTCATAGGGCTCCGCCCAGACGAACTGCTTCACCCGTCGCCTGTCCTCGTCGGTGTCGCTGCGCTCCGCCCGCCACTCGTCCTCGGCCAGGTCCGCCATGGACAGGAGAGCAGAGCTCATGGCGTTCCACCTGAATCCCCACGTGTGGGTGGGCTTGGTGTCGCCCTCGACCGTCCCGTCAGAGAGGATCTCCTGGCCGTCCCCCACGATCGCCGGAGCTCGCAGCGCCTGCGCCCGGTCGCCCTCGTCCCAGCACACCGAGCAGCTGGCGCAGGCATAGCTCGCCTCGAGGCGGGCCTCCACCACGTCCTCGGCTGACTGCCACCCCACCAGCCCCTCGCGACGAGGCGCAGCCCAGTCGCCGCAGTGTGGGCAGCACAGGTACACCTGGCTATTGGTGCCCCACTCCACTACCTCCCGGTGGATGCGGCCCTCGGGGATCGACATGGTGCACTCGGCGTAGATCCTGGCCCTGTCGCCGTAGGCCCTCGTCCGGGCCTCTATCTGCGACACCGGGTCAGTCTCACGGCTCGACGCCCCCGCCTCGTCCATCTTGTCGATCTCGGTCAGGACCACCACCCGGGCAGTGTGGCTCGAGCGCTGCTCGTCTCCGCCCCCAGCCCCCATGAATCGCAGGATTGCGCCGTTTCGCATGCGGAGAGCGAGGAACCGCCCCCCTTTGGAGCCGGCGCCGCTGTGGGGTAGTTGGCTGGCGTAGCGACCAGCCATGATAGCGGGTCGCAGTCGCTCCTCGTATATCGCCTGCGCCATGTCGATCTTGGGGCAGCCGATTATGACCGACTCTCTTCTCTCGAAGAGGTGATACAGCACCGGCAAGAGAAAGAAGATCAGCGTCTTGCCTGACTGGACGGGACCGCTCCCGAAGAAACGGCGGTAGCGCCCCCGGTCGAACTCGTCCAGTACCAGCCCCGTCCAGGGCATGTAGTCGCAACGGAACCGGAGACCCTGGCGGGGACCGTTGGGCAGGACGAGCTCCTCCTCAGCAAAGCGGCGGAACGGACGAACCTGACGGGGTCTCGCCGCCGAGAAGAAGCCTACGACTGGGGATCTCACCTTAGCAGCGCTTGCCACGCCCTCTCCGCCTCATCCACCATCTCCCTGATCGCCTGCCCCACCTCGGAGCCATACGCCCGCTCGATCACCTCGGCGCGGCTGCGGAATGCCGCCCCCACCTCGGCGAGCTCCAGGCGCACGTCCTCGGTGCGGACGAGCTCGCCCGCTGCCCGCTCATTCTCACGCCGCAGCTTGCGAGCCTGCTGCTGTCTGACCTCGGCAAGGTAACGTTCCTTGTCCTCGGCGGCTGCCGTGTCCTCCGACTCTACCGCTCCGCCGTTGCGCTCGACCAGCCAGGCCACCACGGACGGGACGTGCCAGCCACGCTTGTGTTTGCCGGGCATGCCGTGCTTGCGCCACGCTCCGATCGTATTCCGGTGACAACCCATCAGATCGGCCAGGTGAGACGCGCTCTCGACGTAGCTGCGATCGTTGGCGCTCATGCCGGAAACCCCATGCCAACCCACCCGCCGAAAAGCCCGTGCCAACGGGCCGAACCTTTTTTGCCGCCTGGAACCCGCATGGCTGTTGGCCTGCAGGGGCTCCACTGGATCGCCCACGCCTTGCGGGATCCAGGCGGTGACCCGCAATAACGCTGGAACCCCCATGAATAGTGGATCACAGGCGCCCGCCCGAGTTGCCCATGCCATGCGGGTTCCCGGGGTGATACGGCAACAGCCCCGTAACCCGCACGTGCCCTGGATCCCAGGGCGTCGCCAGTAACCCGCACCGCGAGCGGTTCGCAGCGGTTATCCCGGACAACCGCTGGAACCCGCACCAACAGGGCAACCGGGGCCGGCGCCCGCAGCCCGCTCGTGGTGCGACCCCCAGGCCGAGACCGGAAACCCTTGCTGTGAGCGGGGTACGGGGTGGATGGCGGCGCACTCGGGGGGCGCGATCGGCCGATCCGCCCCCCTGGAACCCGCACCACTGGGGCAACCGGGGGCACCCCCGGGGCCGCTATCCGTGCGGGTTGCGGGCCACACAAGGCGTGGGCTGGAACCCGCTCCCCGTGCGGGTTCCCCGCCGATCTGCCCGTATCCCGCTGGCG